CGGTGCCGCCGCCGCCCAACATGTCGCCGCCGCCGCCGAGCCCGCGTCCTTTGTACGGGCCTATCTCCAACAGCGTGTAGATGTTGTCGTTGAGTTGAGTTAATTGTTTGGTGTTCTCATCAACAACATCAGTTTGCTTTTCGTTGCGGCGATCCTCGATGTTGGTTGAGCGAGTCCAGTTCTCCCAAAATTTTCCGCTGCCTGCGTTGTTGCCGCTACCAGCAAAATGCGTGGCCTGCGTCGCCGGGGCTGTACCGCTATAGCCTCTCAGCAATTGGCTACTCTGCCCGATGTCGAGCGAGTTTGGCATCGTGCCGCCGCCACCAGCCAACCGGTTGCGCGTTTCCCGTTCTGACTCGCTGCCACGCTGCCCTTGCAAATAACGACGCAAGTAGGCTTGCCCAATCGGCTGCAATGGTCCGGGCAACATTGCCGAGCCCGCTTGCGCCGCGCCTTGCTTGGCACCTGAAAGCGCCGCCTGACCAGCCTCAGACTCGCCAATCTTGCTGATGATATCCGTCACCCACTTGGGCGGCGTCGTCATCCGGCTCCACGCCTTATCGATGGCGATGGTCGTTTCCAAGATCGCGTGCGTGCCTGCCTCGGCGAGATCCATCAGGATCATGAACGGACTGCCCGGACGCAACCACTGATCCTTGAAGATGTCGTTGATCTTCCCCCAATCGCCCGCGATCCGCACCGTCATCGCGTTGTAGTTCTTGGCGTGCTCCGACATTTCATTCCAGCGCTGCGCCTGCGCCTTCGTCATGTTCTCCAACTCTTTCGGCACGTTCGCAAACTGCGCCGGGAGCCCGATTGTTTGGAACAACATTTGCCTGCGGTTGTTCGCTTCGATGTGCGAGCCGGTTTCCGCAAGCGCGTGGATGTAGACGTTGTTGCCAGCCTCACGCGCGACGTTAAGTCGATCAACCTGAGTTGTCGCGGTTGTTAGATCCTCGATGAATTTCGACATCCCGGCTTCATCGGACCAGGCGTGCGACATAAGCGTGACGCGGATCTGACTGGCGGGCCGCAGCATGTCGGCGATGGCGTGGTTCAATCCGGCGACGGCGGTTGCAGCCTCGCCAGTGCTGATTCCGTATTGCTCCATCTGTTCCGAGACGTTCCGAAATTCAGCGTAGCTGACTCCCATCATCTGCGCGGCGTTGGTCATGTGCACGATTTGCTCTGACCACTCTTTCAGCTTTTGCGCTTGCTCATATAGCTCGGTGCCGACAACGGCGACGCGGGTGCCGAATGCGAGCATCGCGTTTCCTGCAACGCCGAGCCCCTTTGTCATTTCCCCGATTTGACTGCCGAGTCCTTTGATCGCTTCGCCAGCGTCCTTCGCGAGATCCTTTAATTTGTCCATGCCAGAGGCAGGCTTGCCCCCGCCCAATTGCTCTAGCTGTTGGCGCAACCGTTCGATTCCAGTCGATGCGTTATCGACCAGCGTTACCGTCAGTTTTAATTCCTCAAACTCTGATGGCATCAGGTCACTCGGAATCGGCTTCGGCTTCCGCGCGCATGATGCGGGCGAGTTGCCCCGTTCGCATCAGGTGCAGACGCACGTCGCTTAACGGCATGTTGAGGAAATATTCGGGGGCCTGGTGATACCAGCGGGCGAGCCGGTAGCAGTCCAGAATGATATCTTCGTCCGCGCCTACCAAGACCGAAGATCGGGAAGAAAAAAACCGCGCAACCTGTAGGCACACGAATTCCAGTCTCGCGGGTCCATGTTCTCAAGCAACGGCGGGAGAATTCCGCAGAGAGCGGCCATGATGAAAGTCATCTTGCGCTCCTCAATCAGAACGTCGCCTTCCTGATTGATCCGGCATGGGTTGCCGTAGCGGTTGATATCGCCGCCCCGTGGCTCGCGGAACGACAACTCGGTGACGTGGTTGCCGTTGTTGTCGCGCACATTTTTCGAGTACCTGAGAGTCACGATGATCGGCCACGTCTCGGCCAATGGCGTGTCGTCGTCTTTCTCCGCAGGCGATGGCGCGATCTCAGGCTGCGGCATTTTCCGCATAGCTTCCTGGCCGACGATCTCAGCCGGTTGGTCCTCAATGAACCCTTCGCGTCGTGGCGTATCGTTCATGGTTATGCTTCCTTAGTGTTGTTGTTGATCGCTTTAGAGCGTGATTTCCTCGCACGTGATTCCTTCCCAACGCACGCGCACTTGACCGTCGCGGGTGTTGGCTTCGAAGCCGCCTTTGCACACCGCTGCGGTCAACGTGTATTGCATGTTGTTGGCGAGTTGCGCGACAACGGTCACGTTGGTTTCCGACTCCAAGTCATCCAACGAGAGCCCTGGAACCGTCGATATGTCTGCTTCGATGTAGGGGACGCGCGGCAATTCCTGATCCTGATCTTCGCAGCGAGACGCTACCCTTCGCTGCCGTCCTTGCCAAAGGACTGCTGCACATTCCTGTGCAGAGGAGACTATATCATCACCCCTTTCGGGGGCCGGGGGCTTCGGGCCGCTTGGCCCTACGGGCTTTCGCCCTAGTCGTTACACCTTCACCAACTTGTTGTTGATGCTTGGCTCGGGATTGGCGGTTCTCGCCGTTCCCCGAATTCACCCGGTTTGTTCAATACCGATTGCTCGATAAGGGGGCCTGCTTAGATTGACCCGTGGACTCCATCCTGGCCAGCGAGCATGTTGCGCTCGACTGCGGATGGAGAGACGGTGAAATTGCCGCGCAAGGCGAGCATGTTCCCGTCGATTTTCAGAAAAGCAATTCCAGCTATTCTCTGCGCCATGATTCATTCTCCTGATGCTTGGTTGGAACGCGACCGAGCGGCGCGAACGCCGCCCGGTTATTTGTTGTTGATGGTTACAGTCCAGACGCCGCGTTGAACGGGGCGGGCGACTGACCGATGATCTCGGTGTCCACGCCTCTGTCGTACTGGAGTCTAAATTGATTCAAAACGGCAAAAATCCGAAGCTGATTTATGATGTCTGGCGGGTACAGCACATTGCACCGGTTCGGATTGTTTGGATCGCGCTCCACCAACAAGTGCGCTTTGAATTGCTGCGTGTTCTCGACCAGGCCGTTGAATTCATCCTGGCGATATTCAGCAACAAGTTCGGCTTTGATGATGCCGGGAGTAACAATTGCTTGGCCCGGACCAAACCGAGTCCCATCATCCGCAAGTTTGCTGCGCGGGAATTTGCTGGTGATCGCTTGACGCTGATTCCGCATCAGCTTCGCCAGCGTCGCGAGCGTGGTCACCAACTCGTAGGCATCGTCCGTGTTTCCGTAAAGGTTGAGTTGGTAGGTGGTTTGCTCTCTGGCGATCATCGGCTGGTTGTCTGATCCGCCTTTCTGAATCGCGAGCCCGGTTGAGGCCAGCGAATTCAACTCCACGAAATCAAAGCGCTGATGATGCGGAGCCAGCTTGATCAGATTGAGCGAGAGCGCTTGCAGCGGACGTGCCGGATCGTTGATCAGCGCCCGTTGAGCTTTCGCACAGTACGCCGCTGCCCATTCGAACGCAGGCGACGGGCTGTGTTGCTCGAACGCCATGATCGAGATCACGCCGCTGTTGTTCGTCTCGCCGAACAGCAACAAGTCGGCGTAGGTGCCACGCTTGGCCCCAAAGTAATGGCCGAAAAGCTGGCGCGCCCAGCCCCAACGCCCCGTGTCGGTGAATCCGAATTCTTGATCGAATTCAAACAGCGTGTTGGAGTCGGACCACGGCGAGCAAACGTACTCATACGGCTCGTCGCCCATATTCAGGATCGCGTTGTTGATGTTCGGCGTACCGACGCCGCCAGTCAGGAAGCCGGTCCCCGGCAACAAGATGCCGAGCCCAACCGGAGTTTGCTGACCGCCGCGACTGCCGTAGTAGTTCAACGACACCTGAATTTCGTTGCCGCCGACGCCCTTCCAATTACAGGTCATCGTCACGACGCCGGTCGCCGCCGTCGCCGACACCGCAATGTTGTCGGTGTTGTTGATCTCCTCGGCGATGGCATCTGCGATGTCGTCAACCGTGTCGGTCGATAGAATGTTGACCGGCACATACTCGCCGCCGACATACAGGTGCAGCGTTCCAGCATTCGACGGCGGCGCGGTGATCGTGAGAGCCGCAGTCGCAGCGGTTCCGCTCGTTGGCTGGATGATTCCGCAACCCCAAACCTCGTTGGCGAAATTATTTCCGTAGAAGGCTTTGAACATCCGCGCCAACTCGCTGCCTTCGCCGAACCACTGATTCGCCTGCGCTTGCGAGCCAATCGGAATCGGTACGTCGGGCACGGCAAGTCCGCCGCCCGGATTGTTCGCCCAGGTCAGCGTGAACGTCGCATTCAAGCCGTTGCCGCTGGTATCGACTTGCGCCTGCGGACCAGTCGGCGGAATGACGGCGCTGCCTCCGTCGATGATCGACACCGTAGCAATCGCATCGACGGTGATCGTTTCGACTTTCAGCACAACGCCATTGTCGAGCGTCACCGTGTCATCGACCGCATAGCCGGTGCCAGGTGTCGCGATGGCGGCGGCGGTCGCCGTGTTGATCGGCCCGAGCATCGTTCCAAACAAAAGCGCTCGGAGATTGATGGACGGTAGGCCCGCCATCGAGGGATCGACTTCGACCCAATACAGCGGGACTTTGATGTTCTGCGGGATGTTGGCAAAACTGATAGGCATGGTGGTCGTTCCTTTTCGTGATGTTGTTGATCAGACGTGCGCCATCGTCCGCCAAGCATCACGCTAGGCGGCAAGAGTCGGATCGACTCTCGACTTGAAGCGGAGTTAAGCGCTAGGCGGGTGCTTGGCTGCGCGGACGACCGCTGAGATTGGTCGCCTCAGATTTGCTGATCGGTGCGTCAGCTTTTGGTGCTTCCTGTTTTTTCGCTTCGATCTTCACGCTGCCGTCGCGCAGACGCCGTTGCGTGAATCGGTCGTTCGGCCATTCGATGCTGCCCTTTGACCGAAACTTGGTGCCGTTCGGGTGTTTCAACACGCCGCGCAATGCTTCACTCGCTGGCACGATGCGGAGTCCGCCGCCGTGCTCGGCGCGCGTGTCTTTCAGAATTTGCAAGCGCCGCTGCCGACGCTTGTTGCGCATGTGCTCGGGGGCCTTTTCCTGCGGCCCGCGATTCACGGTGCTTCGAACATCAACCATTGTCATCGTCCTTTTCGGTTTGAGTCGCGTCTTGGCCTGCTAGTTCCTGATCGAGCGGTGCCGCTTCAAACAGATAGTGCGCCTTGACTTGTGGCCGCTGATCCATTTCGGCTTGCGTGTCGCCAGCTTTGACGCCGGTTGACACGTCGATCTCCAACAAGTCATCGGTGACAATCGGCGGCCAGTAAGTGCGGAACGTGCACGAGATCTCGTAACGCAATTCGGCGATAGGCGTTTGCTGGTTGGCTTGCGGATTGCCGAACACCGGGCGGCGCATGCCGCGCACCAGTCCCTCGATGCGCGTATCGTCCGGGTTGGTGGAGTGCAGCATGTTCATGATGCCTGCATCGGTCCAGAGGCGATTCATGATCCGCCACCAGGCGGCGTCGATGGTTTGCGCTGCCAGGTCCATATCGTTGCTGGCGATCATGACCGAGAAGCCGATTTTCAGTGTGTGGATGAAACGCGGCTCGGCTGCGTTCGCGTCGCCGTCCGGCAACATCGTCTCATCAACAATATAGACGCCGAGATATGGCAAGTGCTCGACCAGCACCACGTTCATCGGAGTCTTGCGTCTCGTGTAGCCAGCAAAAAACGGATCGCCATCGAGCGCATCGAAAAATACGTTCTGGATCACCCATCCGTAGCTTTGCGTTTCGGTGATGGTTGCTTTCGGTGCGAGCATTAGATGTCCTGCCCGATGAGCAAGCGTTGCTTGGTGATCTCCTCGACCTTGCGCAGCGTCAGCGTGCTTTGTCCGCCGCCGTTGCTCCAATAATCAACGATCACCCATTCGCCCTGATCGACACCGTTGCAGTCGCGCGGGATGGCGACGTGATCGCCCTGCCTCGGCGTGATCGCAAATTCCGCATCGCGGATATCGAGGATCGTTCGTTGATCGGAATAGATCGTGTTGTTTTCCGCCAGCACGTTGACCGTCGTGGTGTCGAAGATTCCGCGCTCGGTGTAGGACGGCGAGCCAGGTGACGACACCAGCGGAAAGAACACCGCATCGACGGCAAACGTGTCGAACGCTGGCAGATAGACCAGTGTTGAAAAGTTTATGCCTTGACCTGCCATCGGAGCACTCGGTTCATCAGCGCAGCCATGCGAACGCAAAGCATGTCCAACAACTCGCTGCGCAAGATCGGTCGGTGATGTGCGGCTGCGCCGCTGGCGCGCGGCGTCAATTGAACGACGGTCGGCTTACCCCGCTGGTGACGCAGCAAGTCCCGCGCCATCGATACGCGCGAGCGTGGCCAGATCTCAGTCGAAACGGTTACGTCGTCCTCTTGCTTGGTGTTCGGAATTTTCCGGTGCATGTCTTGCTTCTGCCACTCGGTCAACTCCTCGGCGATTTGCTCTTTCCCGAGCTTTTCGACTTGTTGAAGCATGCTCGCAAACGTGGCGGCGATTTGCTGCGCGCCGTCGATGTGGATGTTGAGCACGTCACACCCAAAATCGCATGTAGTGATAGAGCATGTCCTTGACGGTCTGCCCTGCGGTCGCGAGCGGCGTTGAGCCCTGTTGTTTCATCAGCACGTTAGGGTCGAAAAACATCACGCGCGCATCCTTGTGGCTGATGCTGCGGATGCCTGATGTGAGTTGGCGCTGGTTCCAGATGCGCCACGACCGGATCAGAATTTCGCACGAGGCTTTCAGCGCTGGCGGGCATTCGTCCGGCAAGTCATAGCCGCCCGTATAGGTCACGCTGATAGGTTCGGACTGACCACCAAACAAACTGAGCTTGCCGGAATGCTCCTCTAGCTCCCAACCGGGATCGTTGGTTGGATAGGCGAGCGACGGCGTTGAGTTAGTGCGCGGGCAATAGACCGACTCGATGTCGTCCGTCTTGACCGGCCAGTGCGACAAGTAGACTCGTGGTGAGTCAAGTTCGCGCCACGTCTCCTGCACTTTCTCTTTCGCAAAGCTATGCCCGTCGAGATTGCTGCGATTGCATTGCACGGCGATGATGTCGGACATCATCGTGATTTGCTTCGCCAACTCCTCATCCTGCGTCGTGTCGGTGTCAGCGATGCCGAGCGCCGCCTTGATCTCCTCCAACGTCATGAAATCGATTGACGTTGCAGGCGTGATGACTTTGATAATCGAATCCATCAGCGCGTCTCGATTTGGAATTGCTCAAACAAGTCGCGGAGATTGAGCGGCAACGCCTCGGTGCCGTCCGACATCACGGGCGCGACGGTGTAGTTTTCGCGGTCGATCTTCCACGCCAGGATTGTAGGACCAGGCTCGCCACGGTCGCCGCGCTCGCCGCGTTCACCGGGCGGCCCTTTGATTCCTGGCTTGCCTTGCGCGCCGCCGAAGATTTGCCAGTCGGGACCGGGACACGGGCCGGGGTTGGCCTTGCGTGCAATAAAGCTCGCGTTGTCACGCGTGACGACATCGAGCGCCGAATAGATCTCCTCGGCATTCCACGTTCCGCATAGCGTCGGCGCGGCTCCGTTCGCTCCGTCGAGTCCTCGGAAGGCGAGGCCAATCCAATCGGCGTGCGGCGGCGCGCTCGCGGTGTCGCATCGCGCTTGCCACATCGAGCCCTCGTGCACGACCACATCGGCGGCGTAGTGCACCTTCCCAGGCTCGTAAGTCTTGGCGATTGGTAGCTTGCCAACCGGACCTTGCGGCCCCGGCTCACCACGCTCACCGCGTTCGCCCGGTGCGCCGTCCTTGCCGACGATTCCGGGGATGCCCTGCGGCCCCTGCGGACCAGGCTCACCGCGCGCGCCGGGATCTCCGCGCGAACCGTCCTTGCCGTCGAGCCCATCCTTGCCGCGTATCCCAGGCAAGCCGCGCTCGCCACGGTCGCCCTTCACGCCCTGCGGACCCTGGACGCCCTGCGCCCCGGCCACGCCTACCTCGCCGCGCTCGCCGATGTAGCCGCGCTCACCCTGCGGCCCCGCTGGACCGATTTCCCCGGCTGGCCCCTGGTCACCCTGCGGCCCAGGCGCGCCATCGCTCCCACGGTCGCCCTGCGGCCCCGGCAACCCCATCGGACCCGGCTCCCCTGGATCGCCGCGCATGCCTACCGGACCCGGCTCGCCACGCTCACCCGCCGCGCCACGCTCACCGCGCATTCCGGTTTTGCCGGGGATGCCCTGCAAGCCCGCCTCGCCACGCTCACCGGCTGGCCCAGGCGCGCCGTCCTTGCCGTCCGCGCCGTCGTGCAAGTCCGCGAGCCGCACCTTGATCATGTCCGCAAGCTCGGTGCGCTGCGCGAGCGCTAGCGACTGCATGTCGGTCATCGTGCGCGCAACGTCGTCAGAAAAAACGCGGATGTCAGGTGCCGGACCAGGCTCACCGGGCGGCCCCTGCAACCCAGGCGGCCCCGGTTCGCCTTGCGGCCCCGGATCGCCGCGCTCGCCGATGGTGCCCTGCAAGCCTGCCGGACCCGGCTCGCCTTGCGCGCCAGGTTGTCCGTTGTGCACGTTGGCAAGCCGCAGGGCGACTTGATCCGCGATCTCGGCGCGGAGTTGCAGCATTTCGTTGCGCATGTCGGCGATAGCGCGCGCCGCTTCCGACTGGATCAGCAAGCGCTCGCGCTGCCAGGTGTTGCGCTCCTCGGCAATCACGTGCGCCAGCGACTCGCGGAAGATCTCAGCTAGATAATCGACGCCCGACTCTATCGGCGGCTGCAAGGAGGTTTCGGACTTCCCGTTGGATGTCATCGCGGTTGCCTTTCGGCGCTGGTGCGGGCGGCGCGGCTGGTGGCGCTTCCGGCGACGGTGTTGGCGGTGTGATTCCGGGCGGCGTGCCCTTCGGCGGAATGTTCGCCGCTGCGCTTAACGGGACGACTTGTTGTTGGACTCTCGGCTCGTCGCCGAACTTAACCTCATCGAGCCCTTCCATCGCGCGCGCTTCGTTGGGCGCATAGATGCCGCCTTGGACACCGCGCGCCAGTGATTCAATGCGGTCCTTGTGCGCTGATCGCAGCAAGGCTCCGGTATCAAACTCAACGTATTCGTCGGGCGGTCCTCGGAGGTTGAACAGGACACCGAACGCTTCCTCGATATGGTTGAGCGCGAAGCCGAGCCCCGATGCTATCCAACTTTGCATCAGGGTTTCAACCGATGAGTACGGTGTGCCGCCGATGCCGAGAATTTGCAGCGGGACGCGGAACGCTAGCGCGATGTTCTCCTTGCTCATCTTGGCGATGTCGGCGATGGCCGACTCGCGGCCCGACGCGCCCGAGCCCCACGGGTTTACTTTCAAGCCAGCGGTCAGGATCGGCGTGCCGCCCTGGCGCAAGCCCTTCGATTGCTCATCCCAACGGTCGCGCAATTGCTGCACTTGTTCCTTGTCCAGCACGAGATCCGTTGAGAGCACGGCGGATGGCCGCGCCTCGTTCATGTAGAATTTCATCTGTTGATTGGTGATCGCCGCGCCCAGGCCGATGTCCTGCATCGCTGCATCGAGCGGTGACGTTCCCAACAGCGGGCGCGGCCATTGCCGGTTGATGTTGAGCCGGATGTGCAGCACGTCGCGCATCGGCACCATGAACATCGGCGAGCTTTCGCCAAACACGCGATTGGCGATCACGTCGTTGCCAGCGAGTTGATAGAACACGTCCCCGGTTTCCGCGACCAGCGGGCGGCACATGTCCGGGTTCATCATGTGCAATTCGTCAACCTCGTAACGGTCGTTGCGCAGCGCGAGCGCATAGGCGTTGCCGTTGAGGTACAGCCCCCGAGTCATGTTCATCATGAAATCGGAGATCGACTGGTAATCGTTCGGATAGCGCAGAATGCGGGAGAGCGCCGAGTTGGCAATGCGCGTGCGTCCGCCTTTGTTGTTGGATTTCCAATGATCGCCAGGGCACATCGCAATCGTTTGCGCGTATGCCGACACGCATGCCTCAACAATTGCTGATGAGCTTGTTCCGAAAACCGGATCAAAGCCCATCTGCCACCAGTTGAAATAATCGCCCACGCCAGCCGGAAGCCAACCGCCCGAGATCGGCAATTGCCACGGGCCGGGATGGGAATCCCCCTCACCCTTGCGGATGAGGGGGCTAAGAATGCGCGCTAGAAAGCGGTTCATTCTATCGCTGCGGCGGCTTCTGTTGCGTCGCTTGTGGGGTTGCTTGGCGAGTCTGATAGCCGCCGCCCGCTGGCTTGTTGGCTTCGCTTTCCTTGCGGCGTTTGTCCTGTTGCGCCTTCAATTCCTCGGCGCGCTTTTTGTCGGCTTCGACGTTCGGATCTGGCCCGCTGCCGTCATCCTCCTTGTCTTTCACGGGCGCGCCGAGCGACGCCATGTCGTTCTCCTCTTGAGTTGGCGTCGGCTTGCCTTTCGCCAGCTTGTCGCGCTGCTCTTGTTGCTTTTGGCGGATGTCTTGATCCTCCGAGAGTTGCCGTTTGGCGGCGTCCTCGCGATGGGCTTGGTTTTGGTCAGGCATTGCTTTTAGCTCCGGGTTTGAGGGACCGCGCGGCTTCTAAACCGCGCGGCACTCACATCAACGCGTTTGAGCCGCGTTGGTTTACCAAGTGACGCCGGTCACCGCAGCCACGACGCCCGGACGACGGATCGTCCAGTTGAGCGGCATGATCAGCCGCAGCGCCAGCGAGTCGGTCTGCCAGAGCGAGCGAACCGGATCGGCGGGAGCACCAGCAACAATCGGAAGCGGTGCCGTATCCTCCATGTGCAGGGTGGCTTGGTCGCTCAATTCGAAGCGCGGCCCTTCACCCGTGACGCTCACGAAATCCGCCGAGTCAACGGCAATGACTTCGCCGAGCGGAACGGTGCCCGAGTCGATGATCGGCCAGCCTTGCAGTTGACCGCGAGAAACTTCGTCTCGGAACGGGAACGCGCTCATCCCAGGCATGGCCGTCAGCATGATTGAATTAACTTGCTGCGGGTTCATCAGCCAAACCGGGGTTCTGATGTGCCCCTGCGTCGCACTCAGCAACGCGCCGGACACGTTCTTGATGTCTCCAACAAGTGCGTTGAAGCCGCCACCAGCCGTAGGCGTCAGAGGCGTGACACCGTTGAGCAAACCAGGCGGACGGATCACGGTCGCCGGGTTGGCGTCGAGCAACACCGAGTCGAGCGCAACCGCCGTGTCCTCTTGGATCGCTTGACGCAGCAAGCCCTCGATTGCTGGAATCGAGTGCTCATCGATTTCGCGGGTCCAAGTGGTGATCACGGCCATTTTCTTGGGCGTCAGGGTTTGTGACGTGAATTGCCCCTGGCGAACAGGAATCGGCGCGCCTTCACCGACGAACGATCCGGCGATTGTGGGCGTGCGCGAACGCGTCGGGATGATGATGCGTCCGGCCCGACCAAACGAGAGCCCGAGCCCGTATCCAGAGAGACGCGGGAACACCGACTTGGGCATCAAGGTTTCCATGAACGACGTGACGACTTGTTGGACAAGCTCGGCGGCCCATCCCACAACGGTCGTCATGGCCGGATTGCTCGCGGCCCGCTGCGCCCAATTCAGAAACACCTTGGTCGCTTCGTCGTCGCCGTAGATCTCCTTGCGCATGTCATCGATGCTGCGCCGATGCACGTGAGCGAACATGGCAACCGTGCCGGCGCGCACCACGTATTCGAGCGGATCGAGTTTCTTGTTGGGCATCGTGAACGGGCGGCGAGTGCTGCTGCCGTCGTCACGCTGTTCCGGCTGGCGGCGTGCTGGCGGGTTGTCTTGCGCCGTCACGTTCGCAATGTGCTTCTCCGAATCAATCAACATCGCAAGCGTGCGCTCCTCCTGCACGATCTTGTTGTTGAATTCATTCGTCTTGTTGATTTGCTCGTCGGTGACATCGCTATCATCGACGCTATTCAAGTGTTCCGCCAGCGCTTCGCGCAAGGCGACGATGTTGGCTTGCTTGTCAGCAATCCGTTGAGTGAGGGGAGTCATGATGGTTTTCTTTCCATCGGGAGTGCGAGGGGCAGGCTTGCCGGTGACGATGGCCCGCTTGGTCAGGTGTCCCTTGCCAGTCTTGGCGAACACCAGGCTTTGCGTTTCATCGGAGATCTTCAAAGACTTGGCGACGGAAAGCGCGTTCGGGTTTGCTGGTACTGCTACCAGCGAACACTCGACCAACTCCTGCTTGGAGTAGCGCAAGCCGCCGAATGGGTCTTTTGCGTTGAGCGGGACAAAATCAATCGGTTTGAAGCCGACCGACACCGCGCGCAGGATGCCCGCATCCACCAGCGCACGTATCTCATCGATGCGCGGGCTCGTGCCTTTCGGCGCAAGCTCCAAGTGTCCGCGCAACTCACCGTCCTTGTTGGTCGCGACGTTGCGCCACAAGCCAATCGGAAAATCGGACTTGTGACCAAACAAAGCGATGGGGTTTTTCTTGAATTGCTTGAGATCCCAACCGGCTGACTCGATGATGTCGCCCATGCGATCAGGGCTCTCATCGCTCAGAATGAATTCGGTGCCGTCGAGCTTGCCAGCGTGAGTCTTGTGAACCACGCCATCCTTCGGCGAGCGCTGTTGCCATGCGATCCGGCAACTATCCTCATCGCCGCTTTCCAAGCAATCGTCTAGGAATTCATCGAAGGTGTCGTAATCGTCTGGATCAGGAAGGTCGCCGTTGTCGTCATCGCGGATGATTGTTGTTTGATGCTTGCCCATGTCGATCTCCTTGTCCTTGTTGCGCCAGATATCGAGGCAGATTGCGACTGCCTGATCCTGATCACGCTTGCCGTCGCCCATCATTTCGGGAACGCACCGGGCGCTGAATTCACTTTGGCTTTCGCCTTTGCGCGGCTTCATGGGCATGGGCGTCGCCCTCCGCTACGTTTGAATAGCAACCGCGAACGCCCGGTCACCAGTTTGAATGACCGGATGGTTGCGCGTGCCTGATCTAATTTTCAGAAATTGCACCGCGCCTATCCAATTGGCGTCGAGCACGATGCCAACACCAGGCGGAACATTCGGCAACGTCACTTCCTGGCCATACTGATTGAACAAATCGTTGTAGCCATTGCCGTCCGACGAAAATTGAAACGTCATGTTTGCTGGCGTCCAGTCGGGCGCTGGCATGGTAATGCGGACCAAGGTGCCGCCCGTGCAATCGATGCCATCCGACAACGACTGGCCCGCGAGAATTGTTGGGCCGTTCAACACCGTGATTGTGTGTTGTCCTGCGGTTGGCATGTCGCCTTGGCCCAAAATCTTATCCACCATGACGCTCACCCCTTCGGTTTCTTGACGTGCTCCATCAGCGAGTCGATTTGCTCCGGGCGCAGCCCGAGATCGAGCGCAACCTGGCGGCTCACCGCGTAAGCGGCCTCGGTGTCGCCGTCGTCTAGGATTGCGTTGTGCAAATTTGCATCGGAGCGCCGTCCGCCTTTGCCGGGATAGAAAAACTCTTTAGCCGGTTCATCAGGCGGCGGCTTTTTGGCTTGGCTTTTTCCCGACGTAGGCATTGAACCGGTCCATTGTTTGTTTGTCGCCCAGGTCGATCTCGCCCCACCAGTCAGCATCGATCAGCAATTTCTTGCCCCACTTGCTATCGGCAATCGCCCATAGCGCTTTCGGGTTGTCGTTGTTGAGCAAGTCGCGCAGCGAGTCGGCGTCCTCGGCGCTCATTTCGCCGCCGTCGCTGTTGCGCTCCGGTTCGCCTGTCGGCAATTCGTCGTTTTCTTGCGCCCACTTGTATTTGTCGCGGTCGCGCATGCTGTCGAAATATTCGGCGGCTGACTCGCTTGCTTGATCGTCAACCCATGACGGCGGATCAACGTCGCTGCGATTGCTCTCGGCTTCCTCGTTGAATTTCTCAGTCAACACTGAAACAATTTCGTCGCGCTGTTCGTCGTTCAACTCAGGCGTCTTGTCCTCATCGATGGTGATCTCAGGATCGCCTCGGCCTTCACCGTACTGATCCTTGTAATCCATGCTGATCGCACCGATTAGTTTTTCGGTGTCGATCATTTCCGAAACTTTGACTTGCTGCTCTAGCGGCTTCTGACCAAACAACTCGCCTTGGCGTTCCTCTCTCACCGTGACGGTTGTCGTCTCATCTTTCAGAACGTCCTCAACCCACTTGCTCTTTTTGCCGAACGGAGTGGCGCTGAATTGATGGACTAGATCTATCTTGGCCTCGTGCAAATCGCCGCCCTGGTCGCGCCAATTCTCAACGTCGTTGCTATGGATCTCATCGCGGTTCTGTTCGATCCACGCGTCGCGGATGTGATCTTGCTGAGACGATGACATGTCGTCCCAGGATTCCGCGGTGTAGCCGTCGCCAAGCTCGCCGTGCTCTAGGTCATCGATCTTGCCAGCGAGATAGGTGCGCAGCGTGCGCCAGCTTTGCCGCGTTGGAACGTAGCCGTAGCGCGCCCAGGCGTGGCCGCCGATGTCGATGTTGGCGTGAACCTCAACCTTGTGCAGCCCGAGTTGTTGATAGGTCGCGATGTTGCCAGCTAGCATCTGCTTGCCGACACCGTGACCTTGCGCGCTATCCTCTAGTTTGAAATATGCGCTCTCGGCTTTGTGCTCATCGAAATCGATGTGGCGCGTGTATTCGCCGAGCTTGTCGCCATCCTCATCCAGAATGTAGCCGCGCATTTCGATCTTATCGTCATCGTCGTCATACTTCATCGTCATCGTGCCCTTGAGCCCGCCCAGGAATTTCTGTTTGAAATCCTCCGGTGCGTCGCGCACGGTGTCGTTCCAGCGCTCAATAAACTTTTTGCTTTTCTCCTCGTGTTCGGCGCGCGTGCTTGAGTCGAGCATGATGCCCGCCTTGCCGAAATCATCGATCTTGAATTTGCCTTTCTCTTTCGGCGGCGGCTTCATGTCAGCCGCGATCTCGCCTTGCAGCGCTGCCGCTGGCGCGGCTCCCGCGCTCCCACCTGATCCGCCAGATCCGCCGCCCTCAGTCCACTTGCCAGTCTCATCGCGCGGCTCGTTGGGATCAAACTTGAACGCCAAGCGAATGGCTTGCCGTTTGATCTCCTGCCAGCGCTGTTGATTAGATCCAATATTCATCAGCAAACACTTTGCCAACCGGGATCATGAATTCCTTCGGCGCTTCGCTGGCTGGTTTCTTGCCCTTGCCGCCCGTGAATTTCTCGGCTTCCGCGATGAGCTTGGTGATCGAAATGTTGACGCGCGCCACCTTCACGTTCTTGTCGCCCTTCAACTTGTTGTCCTTCGCGTCCTGGCCTAACTGACCGGCCCAGGTGTGGTGACCGTCCAGAATGTAATCGTCCTTCGAAATAACGATCCGCTTGTAGAAGCCTTCCTTTTTGATCCGCTTCATCGAGGCCGCGACTTTCGCGCCGCTGATCTCATCTTGCGTCGCGCGCAGATGCCGCGCTTGCTCCTTTTCCTTTTCGACTTTGTAGCCCTGGCTTTTCAAATATTTGATGAACGCGCCGGTTTGCTTGGCCGGGATCACCGGCATTTCCACGCGCGGAATTCCTTTGCTCTCGGCGCAAAACAGGTTGGTGCCGCTGATGCTCACGTTGCAGAGATTGAACACGGGCGCAGTCTCGCCTTGCTCGGCCATTTTCGCGGCGGTCTTGCCGAGCAACTTGATCAGCGTCGAGACTTGCTTGGGCTGACTCAGTTCCACCTTGCGATCTTCAAACAAAGCGCGCTGCGCATCGTAAACGTCTTTTGTTTGAATGACGCCGTGCTCATCGACGTAAGCGCCCTTCGAATAGCCTTCGCCCGGATGCTTGCCCTTGCCGCCAGGTTTGCCGCCGCTCGGTTTGTCGCTGCCGCCGCTACCGCCGCTACCGCCGCCATCGGTCCACTTGCCGGATTCGTCGCGCGGTTCGTTCTCATCGTATTTGACGTTGCGCTCGGCGCGTGCGCGCACGACTGCCCATCGCTGTGCAGGCGATAGCAGGCTTTCCGCCCGCTCGCGGATGGTCCGCCAGTCGTCCATGTCCTGCTAAACCTTGGCGTTGAACCATTGCGGAAGGTCGATCTCAAAACCGCCTTCGCATTGGCGAACCTCGATGTCCTCTTTCTCGGCGGCGTCGTGGCCGAGCATCGGCACAAAGCCGAAGCGCAACGACACGCATCCAGAGAAAACCGCGACCAGCGAGCCCTCGCCGTTAGTGGATTTGATCAGCCGCGCCTTGCCGCTATCGTCGCCGTCGCCCACCAACAACACGAACCGGTCGCCCTTTTTGATGCTCATTCCCTCGGTGAAATATTTCGGGATCGAGATCAGCAATTTCGGATCTCGTTGCTTGGCACCGGTTTTGTATTTGAGGCGTCGGTAGCTCAGACTGCCCTTGGTCTTATAGGCCGCAGCTTGCTTGCCGAGAATTGTTGGTAGCACTGTGAAGGGCATTGCACCCTCCAACTTGTTTGATGATGCCCGCGCCCGAACATCGGACGCGGGCCATTGCACTCGGGTAGCTTACTTAGGTTGCGGCCTGCCCGTGTAGTCAATCGGCGGCCAAACCTCGGGACCACCAACTTCTACGCAAATAAATTTCCAGCCGAATTCGGGCACGAAACACAGAACCCAAAACTTGCCTTGGGCACCGGGAGCAACGGGCGGCCAAATAGTCCCCGCAGGAGGAGACGGCAATTGACCGGGTTGCCCGCCGTCGCCAGTCGCAGGCGGCACCGGAGCAATCGGATGACTCGGCGTCGGTCCCGGCCAGATGCCAGGAGGCGGACGCGGAATCGCAATCGGATGGCTCGGCCTTCCGGCCCAACCACCACCAGGCAAGCCCTGATCAGGATGCAAGCCGCCACCCGGTAAGCCTTGATCCGGGTAATAGCCGCCACCTGGCAAGCCCTGATCGGGATGAGCGCCGCCACCCGGCAAGCCCTGGTCAGGATGTTCACCACCCCAACCTGGCAAGCCCTGATCGGGATGCTCGCCGCCTACGCCAAAGCCCGGATCGACGGGACGACCGGGACGCCTATCGCTAACTCTCAACCATCCAGATACGAACGGCATGCGGAACCTCTCTTTTTGTTTGAACCGTGGGAAAAACTAGACGCGTGACGCTAGCGCCGCAACATTGCAGCGATACGACGCTCATTTCAAGTGCCGCTTTACGCTATAGCGTCGCTGTACCAGTGGATAATCATCCCGCCAGAAATTCCGGCAACGCCAGTCGTTGTTGATATCGTACCGTCAGCGCCGCGCGACAAGCCCCGTGCGCCACCAACACCCGGCACGTTGATCGTTGCCCATCCGCCGCTTTGCCCGGTGTGATTGATGTCGCCGCCCGTTGCCGTGCCGCCGACGCTGCCAGGTACGGGCGAGCCGATGCCGAGTCCAGTGCCGTGCGATCCGCCCGCAGTCAGCGTGGCGATTGTTTGCGTGCCGCTCGCCAGGATCGTGTCGCCGCCGTTGCTGCCAGGATTCGGATATGCCGGTGCGGGCGGCCCCGCGCCACGCGTGAACATCAACGTCTTGCCAGGTGTGAGCCCGGTCAGAAACTTTTCCAGATATCCGCCGCTGCCCGTGCCAGCCGACGCCCAAATTTCGCCGCTGCCGCCAGTTTGCGCCGCACCGGTCGAACCGCTCGCGCCATACATGCGTATCCAGGCGCGCGTCGCAAACGGCGGAATTGTTATTGTTGTTGTTCCGGTCGCCATGTAAGCGGTGACCGCGATCAGGCCGCCGCTTTTTTCTTTCAGCGGTGACTTGTCGTCCTGCGTGAACCGGGTTTCCTCCCAATTCCCGTTTTCGTCGCTTTGATATTCGCCGAAGCATCTGGCGGTGATGATGCGATCAACGCCGCCGAGTAGCGTGAGGTACGGCGGATTATTTTGCAGCGTGATCGTTTGGCCGGGATCGGGCTGGTACGTGATGCGCTTGGTGACGATGTAGGGTTGCCCGTACTCCCCGACCATGCCCGGATAGGCGACACCGAAATTCCTGATAGGTCCGCTGCCGCCAATAAAGACTCGGTTTGAGTCAACTACGTCATCAGGCGGCGGCGCGATTTGCATGTCGAGCGCAGCGGGCAACGCGATCTCTGGCGCGTCGCCCATTGCGAACGTGATCGCCGCTAGATTGAACGGCTCATCGGTCGATTGCGATATGTCGCGCGGAGCCTCTTGGCCGACTAGCTCGGGCTTTTCCATTCCGCGCGCTCACTGGTTTGATCAGCCTCTAATCGGCGGGCCGAACACGTTCCAGCCGAGTAGCGCGAACAGAATGAAATGCAACAACGCGCCGCCACCAGCCGCATAAATGCCGCCGATGAAGCCGCCGAACACGGCAAGGATGAACAGCAACCACAACAACATGATGATCCAGAAAATCAGCCCTCGTGTCATGGGTATGTCCTCCGGTTCAGTAGGCGACATCTTTTCCTGATCCAACGAAATACATGACGATCAGGATGATGATGATCACCACGAGAATGATCGCCGCGTTTCGTGTGCCGGTGTCCATCGCTATGGAACGACGGCGGTTGCAGCGCTGGTCGCTGGCGTCACGCCTATGGCGTTGTGAGCGGTCACGGTGCACGTCAACGCGAACGTCTTATCGGCTGTGACGACCGTGTAGCTGGCGACTGTAGCGCCGGAAATGTTGGTGCCGCCGCGTTTCCACTGATAGGTGTAAGTGTTGGCGAACGACCACGCGCCAGGGTTACAGGCCATCACAGATCCGACCGCTGGCGGGTTAGCTCCGGTGATGACGGGCGGCGAGTTGTTGACCGGTGCGGGGTACAGCCACGGCGGCGTGTTCGGATCGAGCGGCGAACCGTCAGCTTGTTTGTTCTTGACGGTTCGGCCAAGCGTGGCCTCATCGTTCTCGTGTTGCGTCCCTGTTGGAAACCAATTTGTCGCCATCGGAAGCCTCCCGCTCTAAACACTGATCAAGCATGTTGATCGCTTGGCACGCGCCACAAACAAACTGATAGCCGCTGTTGGCAATTATCTGATCGACGTTCGCATCAGTCATTCGGTGCGGACGCTCATCGTCGCCAACACGTCCGCACTTTTGGCACCGCACTAGAATTGCCATCAGGCTATCATTGCGTCGATGTCTACCGGCTTGCTGCGGCGATTGATCGCGAGATTGAGCGCCATCGCGAGAGCAACAATCGCGTCGATGCGTCCGTTGCTGCGGCCCTTGTCGAATTTGCGTCCGCCCGCTGCGTCGCGCGAGACAACCGCGTTCGCTGCGCACCAGGCGAGCACCGGATGCCCGCCGTGCCGCAGATTGCGTTGAGCAACAAGTCGCTCAACAACATCGACCGCAGCGGTCATGTCCTTGAAGCCCTGGCCCATCGGCTCTAGCGGAACGCGACACCCGATAGCGTCAAGCTCGCGCTGTACCTCGGCCATGCGCCAGCGGTCGAACGCCAGCGACTCGATTTTCGTGATGCCGTTGATCTCGGCGATCTTGTGCGCAATCGCCTTTGGATCGGTCGAGTGACCGGCCATGATCAGGTCGCCGCTGCGTACCCAGGAATCGTAGGGCGCGCGGTCAACGTCGCCGCGCTCTTTCGGGTTACCTGGCAACCAACAAATCGGCTTGGCGTGATAGACGCCTTTCGGATCTCCCCACACGATCACCAGCGCGGTCAGATCCTTGGTCGATCCGAGATCGAGCCCCGCGTACACCCGCGCGCCTGCCGGGATCTCGGCCTTGTCGGCGCATTCGTTCCATTGCCGTTGATCCACGAATCGCGCCTCTGCCGCTACTCGTTGGTTCAAGATCAAATTTCGGAACGCGTTTTCCTGCGCTGGCATGCGCTGCGCTTGCTTGGCCAAGCGCTTCACGTCATCGAGCGAACGAAAGTCGTTGAGCGCCGGGTTGGCAATCTCCCAGGTCGCTTTTTTCCACGGGTCCGCATCGGGCGGCGCGGCGTACAGCGTCAGATGAAACGCCGTATCCGAAACTTGCTTGTGATTGATCTTGAGCCCGTAGTCGATCAGTTGCGACATCGGTGCAAAATCGTCCGCAGCTTGTGTGCTGATGACCAGCAACAGCGGTTCCTTGCGCGCGCCCATCGCACTGTCCATAGCATCGTACAACGCGCGCCCGCTCGCCTGCCCAAGCTCATCATAAACAACAAACGACGGGTTTAGCCCCATCTTGGTTTTTGCTTCCGCAGTCAGCGCCGCATAGGTCGAGCCGTTGTGCACATCCTGAATTTCCTTGCGGAAGCGAATGATGTTGGTGCGTGACGAAAGCCAGGTGTGCATGTCGATCAGCGCGACCATTTCGGCGAAAATCTTGCCAGCTTGGAAGCGATCATTGGCGCACGAATAAACCTCGCCGCGAAACTCACTTTCTGGTCCGCACAGGTGGCAGAGCGCCAGCGCCGCCGCGAGTTGGGTTTTTCCGTTTTTGCGGCCCATCGACATAATCGCCGTGCGGACCATGCGCTTGTTGTTCTTGTCGGTCGCGTAGACCGCTTCGATGAATTTTTTCTGCCAGTCGCGCAGTTTGAGCTTTTTGTGAGAATCCGGCCCCGACGTGACGCTCAACGATTGGCAGAACGCGATCACCTTCCCCGCACGCGTCAGCCCAGGTGCTTCCCACGGTAGCGACCAGTTACGTGTTTGCTCCGCTTCCTCGCCGCGCTCGGCTAGCGTCTTAGCTCCTATGCCACGTAGGCCCATCTTTCAGCTTTCTTGCTTCGATCTCAGCAACGCGCTTGCGGATGTCTACCTTGGCGTTCGCCATCGCCCGGTCGAATGCGTCATCGCACCATCGGCACGTCGCCGCGTGAGGCGCGACATCCCATCCGCACACTCGACACACGTTCTCGCTCATCAGCGCACCGGCATGAACACGAGAAAGAACGCCAACGCTAGGAACATGATCGCCGATAGTGCGAGCACCAGCAGCATGCGCTCCCACCAGCGCATCAGAGAATTAGCCCGGTACGCTCCGCAGCGCCGGGTCCGCTGTTAATGAAAGCGAGATCAGCGTCCACAGCAAACAACCGCCTCACCCTCGGAGCTTGTTCGTTGACCAGGGCACCATCCCCGAATCGGTATGCGTTGGACCCCTGCCCTATGGAGCCCCCCAGGCTCGGGCCACTTGTGCACATGGCCCCGAATTCCCTCAGATCCAGGCTAACGAAAGCGGTACAACCTGGCGGTAACCCACTATGACGGGCCATAGCAGGCCATGCTACGGAACGCGTTCCTGCTTTAACCCTCTGTTTTTATTGCGCTATTCGCGCTTTGTCTGGTCGAATTACCCCCTAATATATCAAGGGCTTAGGGGTGCGACAGGATCACCCCAATAGGAAGCTCGCTAGTGCGTTTATTCTAAATCGAGCCGAAAACCGAAGGGGAGGGGCGGCCAGCCCATCAGTGCCCGTTTGTAGCTCATTGCAGGGGGCCGGGGGGGGCCTCGGCCAAAATCCAGGCGTTAAAAAAGTCCAG